GCGTTGGGTACAACCACGCAGACCTTTGGCAAGTGGACGGTGACGGGCACTGCAGGCAACGTCGTCACCCTCACAGGCACAGGCACGGCGCATGTCCTCGCAGGTGCAGCCACATCCGGCATTGACTACCTTGCTATGGGCTCGATTGGCTTCGCAGCCACAAGCCCTGGTGAGCTCTACGCAGGGGCCAACAGCACGGCAACCTCTGCGGTTGCTCCGGTCTATCTGACCGCCAAGCCTGCCGACAGCACACGCTACTGGGTAGGTGGCACAGGCAACTGGAGCGACACGGCACGCTGGTCTACGTCATCTGGTGGAGCTTCTGGGGCTTCCGTGCCTCGCAGCCATGATGATGTTGTCTTCGACAGTGCCTCCAACGCCACAGCATACACAGCCACGGTGAATGCTGTCACTGGCGGCATCAGGATGAAGTCTCTGACCATTGCAGGCCCTGCAAGCGGCAACGTGACGCTGGCGGGCAGCACAGCTATTGACGGCATTCACGGCAACGTGACGCTGCCTGCGACAGGGCTGACGAGGACGTACACGGGCGCTATCACGCTGTCGGGGTCTACGTCGGGGTTGACGTTGACGACAAACGGAGTGGCGTTGGCAAATAATTCTACACTTAACATTAACGGAGTGGGTTCTTCATGGTCATTAGGAAGTGCGTTGTCCGGCTCAGTATTTTTAGGAATAATTAATGGTGATTTTGACACTGCAAATTATAATGTCACTATAGCCGCTATTTCTTTCCCTGAAACAACTAGCACCGTGTCGTTTGGTTCTTCCACAGTTTCGCTAAATAATACCAACCCATTTTTTCATTTTATAGGTTCAGTTGCAAAATCATTAAATCTTACGTTTAACGCAGGTACTTCTTTAGTAAATTTTACAGGCTCTCCTATTACACAAATTTGGAATACTCCGATAACTTTTTACGACGTAGCTTATACTAGCACATCTGCTTCTAATATTACCAGTTTTAATGCGGCTATTACGTATAGAAATCTAACACTGGCCGCACCTACTAGTTCAGGGCTTACTAACCATATTTTTAGAGAAAATGCGACCATCACCGGCACCCTCACCTGCTCAGCAGGCACCAACGCCACGATGCGGCACTTCTGCCGCAGCGACACCATCGGCACCACCCGCACCATCACAGCCGCTGCCGTGTCCCTGACGGACGTTGACTTCAGAGACGTCACCATAGCCGGTGCAGCAGCGCCAGCAACAGGCACGCGCCTGGGCGATTGCAAGGGCAACAGCGGCATCACGTTTACGGCTGCGGCGAACAAGTATTGGAACCTTGCTGGTGGTGGAAACTGGTCTGCAACAGGCTGGGCAACAAGCAGTGGTGGCTCCCCTGCAGTCAACAACTTCCCGCTTGCCCAAGACACCTGCTTCTTTGAAGCTACGGGGCTGAACAGCGGCGCTACCATCACCGTTAACGCCGCCTACAACATCGGCACCATTGACATGTCGGCCAGGACGACGAATACGATGACGCTGAGTATTAGTGGCACTAACACACCAACCATTTACGGTAATTGGATCAACGGTACAGGAACAAGTTTATCCGGCACAGCCAGAATAACATTCTCTGGAAGAGGTGGCCAAACTATAACTAGTGCTGGTGCAACCTTTACACAGCCGTTTACAATAAATAGTCCGAATGGCACTGTAGCCATTCAAGACGCTTTAACAACTAACGTCAGCGTATCTGGCGCCTTGGATGTTAGCTTTGGCACGTTTGATGCTGATACCTACAATATCACATTATCTGGAAGTTCTGCAACATTGGCATTAGCTAGCACAGCTTCTTCTCGTACTTTAGATATTGGATCAGGTACTTTATTGGTTGCTGGTTCCGGTATTGTGGTGTCTGCCACTGCTTCGCAAAACCTCACCGTCACCGGCAGCGGCACTATTAGCCTCACCTCCGCATCAGCCAAGACCTTCGCAGGCGGCAGCGTCTCCTACACCAACATCACCCTCAACCAAGGCGGCGCAGGCACGCTCACCATCAGCGGCAACAACACCTTCGCCAACATCACCAACACCTACAAAGCCACTGGCGCCACCACCATCAACTTCGGCACCACAACGCAGACGGTTGGCAACTTCACCGCTGCTGGTGAAGTCGGTAGAGTGTTGACGCTGACAGGCTCTTCCGCGTCTTCTCCATGCACATTAGTCCACACAGGCTCTGGTACAGCAGCCGATGTTGACTACCTCACCATCACAGGCGTTAGGGCATTCTAATGAGCAACTGGTACGCTGGTAATAATAGCACCAACAACGGATCCTTTGGCTGGTTGTTTGAGGCTCCAGTAGGGGGCAATGTAAGCATTAATGCCACTGGTGTCAGCGCTATAGGCTCTGTAGGTAGTGTCACTGTCAACACAGACACCACTGTCAACGCTACTGGTGTTAGCGCTACAGGCTCTGTTGGAAGCGTCACCGTTGTCTCCGTAACGCCAGTGCCTGTGACAGGCGTCAGCGCTACAGCCTCTGTAGGCTCTGTCGCTGTCAGCATAGACGCTAACGTAGATGTCACAGGCGTCAGCGCCACAGCCTCTGTGGGGTCTGTCACTATCAGCCTAGATATCGCCTTTAGCGTTTCTGGTGTAAGCGCAACATCTAGTGTTGGAAACGTCAATGTCACTACAGATGCTGTAGTAAGCGTTACAGGTGTTAGCGCTACAGCGTCGTTAGGCAGTGTTGTTGCTTCCATTGCCATCACAGCAACGACGACAGGCGTTAGCGCTACAACGTCCTTAGGCAATGAAACAGTAAACACCACAGCCAATGTCAGCGCTGTTGGTGTCAGCGCTACAGGCTCTATTGGTAACGTAGACTTCATCACCAATGCCAACTTCAGCGTCTCTGGTGTTAGCGCTACGGCGTTTGTACAAACAGTCATTGTCATTGCCAAAGCACAAGCATTTGCTGCTGGTGTTGTTGGCACAACAGCGCTTGGTAATGAATCTGTCACTAACACCTCCTTTGACTACGAAGCTGTAAAGAATTTGTATGAAAGACTACGCACTGTTTATGTTGGAGCTAGAGAAGCTAGAATAGTATTAATTCCATTACAACAACGCATTGTCTATGTCACTTCCGATAGAACGACATCATCTAGTGAACGAACAGCCAATGTAGGCTTAAGTTGACAAATCGTAGGTTTGCTCCTATAACACCCCAGCTAAGGAATAGCTATGTCTTACAAATGGCCCAACAAAGACCCCGATGAAACCCTAGACTACAGCGTAGACTGGTCTAGGTGGTTAGGCACGGGCGTCACTATTGCATCCGTGGCCTGGTTTGTTGACAACGCCTCTGGCGTTAAAACTTCCTTTGGTGCTGGTGTTTCTGTCAATGGCTTACAGAACGTGTCTCAGACAGCAACATCCACTGTTGCCACTATCAATCTTGGTTTGGGGACACTGAACAAGGAATACAAAATCTACTGTCGCATCACCGACAGCAGTGGTTCTATTGCTGAGCGAGTCATCAAGCTGAACATCAAGGAAAACTGATGGCATACAACTACCTTGAACTTATCAATTCTGTCAACAGGAAGCTGAATGAGGTTGAACTCACTTCGGCTAATTTCGCTTCAGCTAAGGGTTGGTATTCGCAGTGCAAAGACTCCATCAATGCTTCGTTGCGTGACATCAACCAGAGCCATTTTGAATGGCCCTTCAACCATGTCATTACAGAAGAGACGTTGACGGCTGGTACAAGCCGCTATGCCTTTCCCATTGACGCTGCTTCCATTGACTTTGACAGCTTCCGCATCAAAGAAAACTCTACGTTCAACAATAAGACAATGAAGCTGCGTGTCATCACCTATGATGACTATCTCAAGGAACACGTAGACCAGGAATACACGACGGACACCAGCATCAGGAATGTTCCTGAGAAGGTTTGCAATGCTCCGTCTCAAGAATACATCGTCGTACCTCCACCAAAGGAAGCGTACAAACTCGTCTACGAATACTATCGTATTCCTGTTGACCTGGAGAAGTACGACGATGTTCCTTTCGTGCCTGAGCGGTACAAGCATGTCGTCTTAGACGGCGCTATGTATCACGCTTACATGTTCAGAAGTAATGAACAGGCGGCGGCGCTGTCGAAGAACAAGTTTGATGAAGGCATCAAGCGTATGAGAACCATTCTCATCAACAAATACGAATACCTGACATCGACCTATGTTCCTCATGGTCCGTTCTACATTGCTGGTCCAAGGCTAGCCTGATATGGATAAGATTGAGAGCTTTCCTGTAGCTTGCTCTGGTGGGTTGGTCACCAATGTGTCTCCTATTGAGCAGGCTGTTCAGCAACCTGGTAGCGCTAGAGAGCTTATCAATTTTGAAAGCTCTCTTAAAGGTGGATATAGAAGAATCAAAGGCTACAGAAAGCTCAATAGTTCTCCTGTTCCTAGATATGCAACTCTGTTGGTGAAGCAGGCATTCAGCGCTGGAGTAACAACTATTGTTGTTTCCGATCCTTTCTTTCAGCTTGAAAGCAATATGACATTCCGTATTGCTGGTCAAGCCACCGACTATACAGTGACGTCTAGAAGCAGGTACACAGAAGGCAGATCAGCCACAGTGAATTTCTCTCCTGCTTTGTCTGCAAACGTTGCTGACAAGGCTGTAGTGACCATCACAGGATACACAGGTATTGGATCTTCCTACGCACAAGCAACGAAGTTTTTTCCTGTTATTTCTGCTGAACCTCCTCGTTGTTATGTAAGACCGGACGGAGGGTATCAAGTATTTCTTAGCAACGGATTAGATCCGTATAGCGCTAATGCTTTTGGTGCTGTTCCTTATCACAACGGAACAACGTTGGTGAATGGCGCTGGACAGACAGGAACAACTCTGATTGTTGATGGTCTTGCTTTCAAGCCCTCTGTTGGTGATACGTTCTACATTAGCGGTGTCACTGATGTCTATTCAGTGTTGTCTGCCACAGATTTAACAGGAACACAATCAACGCTTACGCTGGCGCAGTCTCTGACGTCTTCTCCTTCTGATGATGCCTCAATCACCTGGTATCACTCTGGTGAGGCTAAGAACTTCTTAGGCATTGGAAGAAGAACAACATACACAACCTACTTCACAGACAGCATACAGAACATTGTGTTTGCAACTGGAGAATATCCAATTGTGATTGAGCCTTTGAAGGGCTATCGCATTCTTACCAGCAACAGCGACTTAGACGGCTGTGAGCATTGTACCTATTACAGAAATCATCTGTTCCTAGCTAAGAACAACAAAGTTTTCTTTAGTGTTCCTTATGATGTCTATAGCTATGACACAGCCTTAGGCGCTGGTGTGTTGTCCTTTGATGGGACAGTGACAGGTTTAAAAGCCTTTAGAGACCAACTAATCATTTTCACTACGGAGAAAATCTATCGTCTGTCTGGAAACAGCGTTGCTGATTTTCGCCAGGAACCTATCACAGAAACCATTGGTTGTAACAACGCTTTCTCTATTCAGGAAGTTGGTGGTGACCTTGTTTTCCAGACTAAGGACGGCATCAGATATTTAGCAGCAACAGAGAAGTTTGGTGACTTCAACCTTGCTTCGCTGACAGAGATCATTCAAGACAAGATTGAAACTCTGTTGTCTACAGCGACTACTAGCTTCACAACAAACAGCCTGCAGACGGCTATCACAATCAACGAAAAATCTCAGTACAGAATATTTAGATATGACGCTGATAGCACAGAAGCGGCTTCTCTCGGCTTGATTGGAACGTTAAAGAAACAAGGTCAAATTGAATGGTCAGAGACATTAGGGCTTAGTGTTTGGGCTGTAGATTACAACTATGGATTCCAAGGTCTCAACTTCACTGGTGAAGGTAGAGTAGACAGTCTGGTTGTTTTCTGTAATGGCTATGATCCGTATGTCTATCAAATGGAGTATGGAAACACCTTTGATGGCGACAACATCGTTGCCACATACTCCACACCGTTCTTTGTGTTCAATGATCCACAGAAAAGAAAGACGCTGTACAACTTGTCTGTATCGACAGAGAAGAATGCAAACATCGCTTTCACTGCTTCTGTATTGTTGAACTTCAATGAGTCTGATGTTATTCAGCCTTCATCTATTTCTATGGGGAACACATCAGGCATTCTTGGAGACAACATCGGAAGCTATTTTGAGACTACGTTGATTGGTAATGGGAATAATGCTTCTATCAAATTTGTTAGCAACACTGCTAACACTGATTTTAGCTTCAAAGACTTTACCATTGAATATGCAACTAACGATAGACGCTGAGGTAGCCTATGTCGTCAACAGAGCAGATTACAGAGTCTAGCGCAGCTATTGCTGCAAAGGTTACTCCTCCAGCTTCAGTGTCGTTGGCTACGTTGGCAGGCTACCAGGTGTCAGAGATTTTGGTGTGGGTTACCCTTGTCTACACAGTGTTGATGATAGGACAGAAGCTGTACCAAATCTACAAAGATGTGAGACGTCGTGATTGATCCTATAAGCGCCTTCGCTGCGGCTACGGCTGCGTTCAACGCTGTTAAAAGAGGCGTTGAGCTAGGACAAGAAATCGAAGGCATTGCTTCGCAGTTGGGCAAGTGGTTTAGTGCCTGTGCTGATTTGAACAAGGCAGACGAAGAAGCTAACAACCCTTCTTTATTTAAGCAGATAGTACACAAAGAATCGGTAGAGCAGGAAGCGCTGGAAGCTCTGATAAGAAGAAAAAAGATTGAAGAGCAAGAGACTGAATTGAGAACGATGATTGTTTACCGCTTTGGTATCGAAGCCTATAGAGACATGATAGAAGAGCGGAAGAAGATAACGACAAGAAGAAAGAGACAAGAGCATCTACAAGCGCAGAAGAGAAAGAGTGTTGTCATGAACACCATACTTGGTGCTTCTATCATTTTCCTAGCCTACCTAATCTGGGCTATAGCTGATGTCGTTTATTCATTGATGCAAGGAGCGGAACTATGATTAGCCTGTTGTCTACTATTGCTTCTTTCCTCATGGGAGGGCTACCTAAGTTCCTTGAGTTCTTTCAAGACAGGTCTGATAAGAAGCACGAACTTGCTCTTGCTCGTATGCAGAATGACAAAGAGCTACAGATGCTTGAAAGAGGCTATGTAGCCCAGGCTCGCGTTGAAGAAATCAGACTAGATCAACAGAAGGTGGATGCGTCCATTCGAGAACATGAAACTGTTGTTGATCATCAGAAGGCTCTGTTAGCGCATGATGTTGCTATTGGTGAAGGCGCTAGTAGATGGGTTATCAACCTCAGAGCTATGATTAGACCTCTGGTGACTCTCATCTTTGTTATCGAGCTTGTCATTCTCAACTTTGCTATCATTTGGTGGGGTTGGTCTGAAGGGCTTGACTTCATGACTGTTGTCTCTCAAGCATTCACTGACGATGAGATGATTATCCTGTCATCCATCATTGCTTTCTGGTTTGGTACACAGGCTTTCTCGAAGAAATGAAAACAAGCAAAAAAGGTATAGAATTGATGCACCTGTTTGAAGGGTGCAGACTTAAGCCCTATCTGTGTCCTGCTCATATCTGGACTATTGGCTATGGGCATGTTCTGTACCAAGATCAGATTGCTTTGCCTATGACGCCTAAAGAAGGCTATACAGGCATTATCAGGAAGGACTATCCTTTGCGCTCTGTTGACAACAGGACTTGGAGCAAGGAAGAAGTGAATGAGCTTTTTGAGAAAGATCTCAGTGTATTTGAGCGAGGTGTATTTCGTCTCTCTCCTGGCCTTATTGGTCGTCAAGGAGCATTTGACGCTTGTGTCTCTTTTGCGTTCAATGCAGGGCTAGGTAATTTTCAACGCTCTGCAATGCGTATGGCTATCAATAGAGGAGACTTTGAGAAAGCTGCTGATGCTTTCATGTCGTGGACTAAAGCGGCAGGAAAGGTGCTTCCTGGTCTTGTTAGACGCAGACAAGCAGAAAGAGCTTTGTTTCTAAGTGAATAGGACAATTATGAACACATCTTTTACATCTAAGCAGCGTGAAATCTTAGCTCGTAAGCTGGGATACGATGGCCCTATGCAGGGCTTTGATGAGTTTCTCCAAAGCTCTCCTGCATTGATGATGAAGTACAACGCTGTCTCGGATAAGTATGCTCAGCGTATGGCTAAGGGAGGGTCTGTCACAGGCTATGCTGAAGGTGGTTATGTAGACCCTCGTCTGCAGGAACTTGAAACAAAGCTGAACAGCCCTGCAGGTCTCACTGATAGTGAGCAAGCAGAATACGAAGCAAGAACAACTAATCAGAGAATTAGAAGAGAAAATGATGCTCGGATAGCTGCTACATCTAATCAAACGTCAGCACCTGCACCAGCGCCTGTGCAGGCTCCTGCTCCTGCTCCTGCTCCGACACCGGCAACAGCACCGACACCTGTATCAGCACCAGCGCCTACGCCTGTACAGGCCCCAGCCCCTACACCTGCTCCAGCAACAGCACCGGCTCCAGCGCCTGTGACGTCTCCAGCGCCTCCTCCACCTGTCAACGTCTCTTCAGATGTGTCTCAGCAGATTCAAGAGACAAGCGCTCCTGCGCCTGCAACAACAGGAACAACCACTGGCGGCGGTAGAACAGATTTCTCAAGCGAAGAAGGCAGAGCAGGTGTTCCCATTCCCGGCGCTGCTGCTGGTGTCACTCCTGCAAAGACAGCCATCACTTCTGAGCAGTCCATTGCTGGCACTGGTGGAGCAGGCACAGCCGCTACAGCGACAACAACGCAGGCAGGGACAGCGGCACAGGCTGCACAGCCTAAGACCGTCACTGCGTCTACAGCAGAGACTACAGCGGCTGCTCCTGATATCAAGAAAGCCTTAGAAGGGACTACCACACCTCTTAGTATGGAGGAGTGGAGTAAGGATAAAGCGTTTCCTGCTGTTCAGGTCACAACACCAGACGGAAGAATGGTAAGTGCTGGGCAAGCTGCCTATGAAGAATATGTTCGTACATTCAAACCAGAAGGTGGTGTTCAAGCAGCACAAGGCACTGTAGACCAACAAGCTCAGGTGCAGGCTCAGCAGGGCTATGTTTCTCCTGAGGCTATTGCAAAGGCTGCTGAAGCTCCTGGTGCTGCTCAAGTGACAGCACCTCCTGCATTGGCTATGACTCCTGAGCAGGAAGCCAAGGCAGCGACGATAGCAGATGTTGGCGGTGTTACGAAGGCTACAGCAGAGACAACGACAGCAGCTTTCAAGACCGATGCTGCTCAGTTGTCTGGTACTCCTGCGGCGTCTGCTGCCACCAACTACACCCTGCCTGAGACGAAGTATGCTGGTATGGATGCTCCTACTGTGCTGCCCCCGGCAAAGGCTGCTGAGATTCCTGCAGCTAATACAAACCAAACCACAGCTTCTTCCACTGCTGTTGGTCAGCAGCGTGCTATTTCTCAAGAAGAAATCATCGACGTTTCTAAGCAAGCTCTTCAAATCACCGAGCCTGTCCAGGCTGTTGCAGCCACGATGGACAAGCTCAACGAAGAAGCTAAGATGGTGGCACAGCAAGGTAGCTTTAGCCAGGCCTTGGCTGAGGCGCAGACAGGCACTGTTGCTGCTGCTTCCACTGTGTCTGGACAGCTTTCAAAGCTGATGGCTCAGTTCAATGACGGCACTCCTGCGTGGGCTGCTGGTGCCATTAGACAAGCCAATGCTGCAATGGCTGCTAGAGGCTTAGGCGGCAGCAGCATGGCTGGTGCTGCCATTGTGCAGGCGGCTATGGAGGCTGCTATTCCTATTGCTGCAAAGGACGCTGAAACCTTTGCTGCTATGGATATGGCCAATCTGAATAACAAGCAGCAAGTGGCGTTGGCTAATGCAGCAGCTTCGCAGAAGATCGAGCTTGAGAATCTGAACAACAGGCAACAAGCAGCGCTGACTAACAGCACCAATGCATTTGCATTGCAATCGGCTAGCCTGTCTAACACACAGCAGGTTGTTCTTGCCAATGCCAACATCAAGGCTGCTGTTGCTGAAAAGAACCTCGATGTCAAGACACAGACATCCTTAGCCAATGCTGCTAAGTATGCTGAAGTGAACAACATCAACCTCAACAATTCTCAGCAGGCTGTGCTTCAGCGTTCTTCAGAGAATCTTCAGGTGGAGTTTACTAACCTGTCTGCCCGTCAGCAAACTGCCTTAGCCAATCTGCAAGTGAGAGCGGCTACGTTGGGTCAAGAACTCAGCAATGACCAGCAGATGGCAATGCTGCAGAGCACACAAAACTTTGAAGCCGCTGGCATTGAAGCTAGCAACAAGCAACAAGCCTTCATTCAAGACTTCCAAGCTAGAGCAGCGTTGGAGGGGCAGGTGTTGTCTAACACGCAGCAGACAGCGTTGTTCAACGTTAGCAACGTGTTGCAAGAGCGTAATCTCAACCTCAACAACGAACAACAAACTCGTCTGTTCAACACCACCAATGCTCTGCAGGTTGAGATGGCTAATCTGTCTAACAAGCAACAGACAGCGTTGGCTAATGCTCAGATTGAAGCTGCTCTGAAGGGACAGGAGTTGACGAACAAGCAGCAGGTGAACATCACCAACGCTGCCCGTGTTGCTGAAATTGCCAATGTCAACTTCACAGCAGCACAGCAGAATGCTCTTGCCAATGCACAGTTTATTCAGCAGATTAACCTTGCTGATCTGAGCAACGAACAGGCTTCTGTTCTCGCCAATGCCGCTACATATGCGTCTATGGACATGGCAAATCTGAACAACAGACAGCAAGCTGCTGTCATGAATGCTCAGAATTTCCTAGCTATGGACATGGCTAACCTTGATCGTGAGCAGCAGACTACGTTGTTCAAGGGACAACAACTTAGCGCTGCTCTGTTGTCTGATGCGGCTGCTGAAAATGCTATGAAGCAGTTCAACGCCACTAGTCAGAACCAGGTAGATCAGTTCATGGTTTCCTTGGCTACGCAGGTCAATCAGTTCAATGCTTCGCAGAAGAACGCCATTGACCAGTTCAACACAGACCAGGCCAATGCTGTCTCTAAATTCAACACTGAGCAGACCAACGCTAGAGCGCAGTTCAACGCCAATCAACGCCTTGTAATTGACCAGAGCAATGCTCAATGGCGTAGAGAAGTATCAACCGCTGATACTGCTGCCATCAATGCAGGTTTGTATTTGACAGCACAGAACATGCAGCAGATGACGCTGGCAGAGTACAATAATGAAACTCAGCTTTACAGAGACCAGATTCAACTGGCATGGCAGAGCTTTGAGAAAGACGCTGACAGAGTGACACAGCTTGCGGTGGCTGATATTGCAGCTAGGGCTGATGCAACGACAGCTTCTACAGCAGCTAAGGCAAGTATGTGGACAGCTTTCGGTAAGATGATGTCTGAAATTGATTGGTGAGGCTTATGAGAAACTACAAAACTTTGATGGCAAGAGTGGATAAGCTCATCCACGACAAGAACAAAGAGCTTCCTTTGTCTACGTCTGGCTTGTTAGCTCCTAAAGGGAAGATGAGCAAGATTGATGAGTCTTCCCCTGAGGCACAGATTGCCAAGTACATTGCCATCATCAGAAAGCAACGAGAGGAACTTGTCAAATGAGAGAATTAAGAGCAACTCCTATTCCTGGTATGTCTTTGACAGGAACGCCCGGTAACAATCCTTGGGAACAGCCTCCTCAGTATTCTTCTCTGGATGACGTTGTTGCTTTCTACACAGAGAAGCTGACGACGGAGAAAGCTGTTGACAATCTTCTCTCGGCTATGGAGGCGAACACGCCTCTGTTAACAATGGCTAATGGGATGATTAAGGCTGGAGTGATGAAGGGTATTCACACCATTGACGCTGGCTTCGTTGCTATTCCCATCATTGTTGAACTGATGAAGACCATTGGCGACATGAATGATGTTGGATACATCGTTGAAGACGAAGACTACATTCAAGCTACAGAGGTGGATGAGAAAACGGCAATGGAGGTGCTTAAGAGCGCTGTTGCTGAAGTGAAGCAAGCGCCTGCTGTTCGTCAGGCTGGGCTGATGTCTAAGGAGTAAAAATGGCTTCTATTGCATTGACAGGGCTGTTAACAGGCTTAGCTCTCGGTAAGGCAGAGAAACTTAAGCGTGAGCGTGAAGAGAATGAAGAACTCATCACCACTCGTCTTAAACTGGCTGCTGTAAACAAGCAAAAGAGAGAAGCTGAAGTAGCTGCTAAGAAGACAGCGCTGACAGATCGCTATAGCTCCATTTCTCCTTATCTGACAGGATCAGAGACAGAAGAGGAAAAGCTGGCTCTCATTTCCAATGATGCCATTGCAAAAGACTTCATTGACCGCCGTGGAAAAGGTGAAGCTCTTAACTTGGCTTCCTATCTCGTTACCAACAAGGACAAGATTCCAAAGAGCTTTGAGACAGTGCAGAAGTACATCGATAGTCTTTCTGCTGCTCCTGCTGCTGTTTCTCCTGAACAGATGCAAGCAGCGTTAGGGCAGGACAGAGGCTTCTTCCGCACTGGTATCAGCACAGGCAGGGCAGAAAAGATTGCTGGCACAGTTGGTGGCGGTGCTTCTGCTGCTCAGTTGCTGGCCTACGAAGGCGTTGGTCCTTCCACGACAGATCCGTTGCTTGATGTTGCCCGCATCAACGCTGAACTCTATCCCAAAGACATCAAGAAGCCTGAGGAGCAATTGGAGCACCTTCAAGGCAAGGTGGTTCAGTTTACTCGTCAATTTGGAAAAGACAATCCTAGAACTACGAAGGCTTTGGAAGAGCTTGCTACAACAGAAGCTGCTATTAGCTTACTGACACCTACTCAGCGTAGCTGGAGTAAGCGTCGTAATGAACTGATTGCTATTGTTGCTAGTCCTGATACGACAGTGCAGGAAAAGGACAAAGCAGAAGTTGAAATCATGCGTGGTGACGGTATTGACAAGAACATGCTGTCTCCTGGTGACTTGTTTAAGTTTGCTCAGACAGCTGGTACAAATGCTGTTGCTCGGAAATACGGCGATCTTGTCGGTAAAAACATTGCTGTCGTTACAAACGCAGACGGTAGTTCTTCGTACAACTACATTGGTGATCCAGGAGTAGATGTAAAGAAGGACATTGATGCAGTCTATGCCAGCGCTGTTCGTGCTGTTGCTGGTCGATTCGTTGATCCAATGACTAGAGCGCCCATCAGTGACGCATACAAAGCAGCCATTGACTCGCTCTTGAGCGGCATCGGTACAGCACCAGCAAGGCCTGTAACGCCTCCTACAGCCGCTACAGAGCCTGCAACTAGGGTGGAGCCTGCGGCTCCTGCTGCTGCGCCTCCAGCCACTCGTTCTGCAGCGCCTGCAGCGCCTCCTCAGGCAGCATCAGCTACGGCTGCTACTCCGCGTGGCTTAGGGGCTAGAACACCTGTGGCGGTTCCTCCTAACATCGTGCAACTAAGAGAAGATGCACAAAACGCTATTGCACAAGGCGCTGATCCAGCCGCTGTTAAGAAGCGTTTCAAAGAACTCACAGGACGGGATTTCTAATGGCAACAGGTTTTGACGACCTCATTCCTAAAAAGGCTACACCGGGTGCTTTTGAGGACTTAGTTCCTCAACGTCGCCCAGCTTTTCTCGCTGAAGGCACTGAGGAGATTCCTCGCATGTTGCCGCGACAGCGTGCAACTGTTGCTAGTGTTCGTCCTACAGAGCCTCCTAAGATTGCCTTTGGCGATGTTGCTCAGGATGATAAGCTGTTCAACATTGCTCAAAACTACTTGGTTGCTTCTGGACAGCCTGGTCTTAAGCAAGAAGAAACCAGAGAAGACCTTGTCAAGCGCTTCATGTCAGAGCGTCGTCTTGCTGAAGTAGGAACCACTGTTGGTCAGATTCCTGAGTTGATGCGTATTGCCAATGCTCCTGAGAAGCAGAAGCTGGACATTGCCAAGGGCAGAGACTTGTACGACAAAATGGCTGGTGTGTTTGAGCCAGGTGGTCAAACAGGCATTCGTCCTGTTGTTGACGTTGCCAAAGCTATAGGAACAGACATTCCTCTCTATATGGTTGGTGCAGGTGCTGGTAAGTTTGGCGCACAAGGAGCACTGCGTGTAGCCGCTAAAGAGGCTTCTGATGTTGCTCTTAAGCGTGCTGGTGTTGCTGGCTTAGCTACGTCAGAAGCAGCCATTGCTGGTGCTCAGAACATCACTGGACAGCGTGCAGAGCAGGAAGAGGCTAAGGCATTCAAAGAACAACCAGCACCTCTAGACCCTGTCAGCACTGGCGCAGCTATGTTGTTTGCTGGTGCCATCAGTGCTGGTGCTCCGTTGCTGCTTGATGCTGTCAAACCCCAACGTGTTCAACAACAAGGACAGAGACTCAGCGAAGCCATTGCAGACCAAAGAAATAAACAAGGTCTTGGTCCTACGTCACCTACGTCTCCTGTTACAGCGGTGGAGAAGGCTCTTATTGACCCCATCAACGACAACATGGATAGGGTTCATGATGAGTATATGAAGCTGTATGGGCGTTCTTTGTTGGACACCATTGACCCTGCTAATGCTTTGACAGATGCTAAGGTGAAGACAGAATTGAGTAAAGCAGCCGTCCGTATTGCTCTGCATGTTGTCAAGAATGACCCCAATTTCCAGCTTAAGCCTCAAGAGCAAATCAGTTCTGCTTTGAACAAAGTGTTTGCTCGTATGCAGGACATTGACAGCGTAGTGCTGGAGAAGGCTCTGACGGAAAGCGGCGTCACTAAAGAGCAGTTCGCTGCTATGAACAAAGCAACAGTGACAGATGCTGCCCGCATTATGCAGCAATATTCTGCTGCTGCTGCTGTATTCAAAAGAGCGGCAGCTACCAACCCAGATTTTGAGAAGAAGATTAACAGTCTTTACAACTTTGATAACGATCAAGTTGGTGCTCTGTCTAAATTCAATGCTGCACAGCAAGGCTTAGCTAGAGAATGGAAAGCCTGGATCACCTCCGGTGTTGACACCACAGCTAGAAACGTGTTGTCAACAGCCATTGTTGTGCCTATGAAGACAGGCATCCAACTCATGGAAGGCACAGCCTATTCCATTGGTAGTGCTCTGTCTAAATCAGCACAGGGACAGCGTATGGAGACGCTTAAGCGGTCAATGGGTGACACCATCCATGACGCCTTTGATGTCTATTTCTACATGAAGAATCAAGGACTAAGCAGCGAAGTCACTGATCAAATATTGAAGAGCAATCCCATCCTCTTGGACAACATCAACAATGCTCTGCAGGAGACAGGGGACAGGCAAGTCTCTGCTGTTGCTCGTTGGGCTAACTCGCTCAACGTTGTCACAGACAGCTTTGTTCGTAGAGCCGTGTTTGCTGATTCTGTTGATAGACAACTGCGTCGTCAAGGACAAAATCTTTACACAGACTTCCTTGAAAAGGACATCGACATCCCTTCTCCAATCATTAAAGAGGCAATGAAGGAAGCGCTGCAAACAACGTTTGCATATGTTCCTAAAGCCAGAGATGCTACTATTGTTTCTTCCTTTGAAAGAGGAGCTTCAACACTCGGATCAGAGATGATTAGGCTCATTGACAAAACACCGTTTGTCAACTTTGCTATTCCGTTCCCTCGCTACATGGCAAACGCTGTTTCCTATCTGTATAAATACAGCCCTGTAGGCCTTGTTGGCGCTGGTGAAGAAATGTCTCAGGCTGTTCGTCTTGCCAAAGCTGGAGAAACAGGCAAGGCTGAACTTCTCTACAGAAGAGCTTCTGAGAAGGCTGCTCAAGCCGCTGTGGGCACTGCTGCCTTCGCTTCTGCTATTGAGTACAGAGAGAAAAACCAAGATGTTCCGTGGTATGAAGTGAAGACAAACAGAGGCACTACTATTGACGTAAGGGCCTTAGGCACACCTGGTTCATACTTTGCTATCGCTGATATCTTTGTCAGAAACGCACAAGGGACATTGAAAGATTCTGACGTTAAGAGCGCTATTGAATCTGTAATTGGTCTTAAATTCAATGCAGGCAGTGGTGACACCTTTGTAGATAGAATTTTCAATGTCTTAAAGAGTGATGAAGCCGCTCGTCAATTCCTTATTGAGAACGGCAAGTTTGTTGGAGACATCGCTGGTGGTTTCACTCAGCCGTTCATCGTCAAACAACTCTATGACTTTGCTAACCTCATCAGAGAAGAAGGAAGAGTTGTTAGAGACCCCAACATCATCGAAGCTGAATCAGCACCAGGAGCCTTTGCAGAGGCTGCTTTACAGCGTGTAGCAGGTAAGCTGCCGGTGTTCAAGGAACAGCTTCCTGAGGCTGTTATCAGGCTCAATGAAGAGGAACTGTCTAGAGAAGGTGAATACTTCAACAGGCTGCTGGGCTTCAGACAAGTGCTTAAGCGCTCTCCTGTTGAGTCTGAAATCACCAGGCTCAATCTAGATCCATATGCTCTGTACGGCTCCAGCAGCGGTGACAGAAACTATGACCGTATGCTCATCGCTGAAGCTAACAAGAGAGTGAATGAGAAAATTAGTCCTCTGCTGAATAGCAACCAATACAGACTTCTTCCTGATGTAGAGAAGAACATCATGATGAACGCTGCTGTCCGTGAGCAGGTTGCTGTTGCTCGCCAGGTTGTCAATGCCAATGTGTCCAAAGACGATCTTCCTCGCATCTACAAAATGCGGTTTAACAAGCTGCCTAAGCAGGCTAAGGAAGCCATCAACAGACGCTATGCAGAAGACCACAAGGGAGTGACGCTGGAGAACGCCAAAGATTGGTTTGCTATTGACAAGTATGAAACAGAGCTTAAGGCGAGAACAGGAACACTAACAGAGCAGACTAATAGGTTATTCGGTAGATAAAGCATATTCGCTGCACAGCAAAAAGGCCCAATTAAGGGCCTTTGTTTTTGGTGCGGCTAACAGGGATCGAACCTGTACGTCCTAAGGACAGCGGGGTTTAAGCCCGCTACGTCTACCAATTCCGTCATAACCGCTTTTTGGTGCCCTGTGCAGGAATCGAACCTGCTATCTTCGGGTTACAAATCCGTTGCATCGCCAGCAATGCTTACAGGGCTTTGGCGCATCCAGTAGGAATCGAACCTACATCAGTGCCTTAGAAGGGCACGGCTTTATCCTTTAAGCTATGGACGCTTAATGCTTCTTGTAAGAGTCTGTGACGTTCTTCCAGTCCTCAACACCAATCATGCAACACCAATCCAGCCACACAGGATATGGAGGCTGTGCTGTATCCCTTGGTTCTTCGCTGAGAGTGTAGACTCGCCCGCTCTTCGTCACCATTTGCATGGTATCCATGCTGAAGCTCTTGATGGCGGTGGACACCCTGGTTGCCCACATGTCTGTGAAGTCAAAGCCAACGATGTGTCGCTCTAGCTCACCCTTGTACTCAATCTCGTAGATGGACCAGTCTTTGACAGACACAGTGTTGCACAGCTCAATAGGCGTTACTGGCGTTAAAAACATGCTTGCTCCTCTGAAGGTAGTTGAGATTGTCGAAGTAGGCTCGGTCAAAGCCACGCTGCCATTCCTTGCCTTTGCTGGTGCTGTGATTGTACTTGTTCTCAGTCCAGCCTCGACTGAAGGCGTAATAGCCCTCCTTGTAAGCGAAGGAATTATTGGTCATCCTTCTTCTCCTCTACTTGCTGCGTTTTGTTGAAGCCACCAAAATTGGACATCTCCTCAATAGGAGCAAATTCACCAATGTAGATGGTCATCAGAGGAAGCCTGATGATGTGTCCAATGTAGCACATGATGTGCTCACCTGCAAGCTCCTTGCCTTCTTCGTCAACAAGACCTGCTCGATAGCAGATGTTCTCATTGAACTCGAAGTCGATACCAAATCCATGACGAAATTCCATACTAATCATTTTTACTCTCCATCTTCATGCTTCATCTTAGCGATGATGTAGTCTTTTACCAGACTGCTTCTAACAATGTCGTTCACGCTGAATTCGAACTTGCTGAACTGCGTCATGCTGTCAGCAATGGACATGAACTTAGGCAAGCCTGTCCTGTCATCCTTCTTCCTCAAATCTGTCTGTCGAATGTCTCCACAGAAGATGATTTTGCTGTTGTTACCAACGCGAGTGATGATGGTGTCTAGCTCTTCGAAGTTCATGTTCTGGAATTCATCAACCAAGATGATGGAGTTCCAGAAGGTGGTGCCACGAATGAACGACGTAGACAAGAATTCTATGTGGCCTTGTTCGCAAAGTCTATCCCAGGCGTCTTTGCGGTTGAACAAATCTGTTGTGATTTGTCGGTAAGGCTGAATATATACCTCCATTTTGTCTTCGACATTGCCTGGTAGATGTCCCATTTCTCTGCTCTGTACAGCAGAACGAATGATGACTACTTTGTTGAAAGAAGACGACTTGTCCAACACTTCCTCTAACGCTCGATACAGAGCAATGTAGCTCTTCCCTGTACCAGCTACACCATGCAGACACATGAAATAGTGTCCTGATTTGTAGGCGTCAAAGAACGACTTCTGCATTGCTGTCTTAGGCTGGATGGTGTTCATGTCATCCAGCTTTATCTTCAACGATCTCGTCGTTGTCGTCGTTGTGGTTGTAGGCGCTTCTTCTAGCAAAGCTGCTCTCCTTTTCGTTACCATGCCTCCCCTTTCAAGAAAGAAAGAGGGCATTGTAGCCCTCTTTTGTTACAGATTAGCGGATCTCGCAGGCACCAGCAGTGCAGGACAACATCTGAACACCTTCGACGTTGTCGGTGACTTCAATGAAACCATCCCAATCAATATCAGCAGGCATTGAAGCAACCATCTGCTTGTACTGCTCTGCGTCAATCTCCTCATAAGGAGCCTGGCGATAGGTGCCTCCATCATAAGGGAGGAAGCTAACACCAGTGATTTCATCGAAGTGTTCCCACACCCAAGCACCAACAGCAGGCCACTCCTCTTCCTTGACCGAGATGGTCACTGAAGGCTTGTGCTCACACCAATGGCGCTGGAAAGCCAGCCACAGCTTCAGATGCTGCAATGCGTCGATGTGTTCACGCAAGACAGCGCCTTCGTCTGTAGACATCGGAAACGAAAACACAGTGGTGCTATCAGGCTTCATAACACACGGCTCTGCAGGGAAGCCCGCGTTCTTCAAGAACGTCGTCAGCGGGTCTTTGTTGTCGCTACGAACACGCCTGATGTAATACTGAGAATGCTGCGGATGGATGCCGCTGGCAGTGCCAGTAAGCTGTGAAGCTGTTCCTTCAGGCTTGACGCAAGTGATGGCAGCAGAGACATTGATGCCAATGTCAGCAGCATACTTAGCGTTAGTCTCAACAGCAACAGCCTTCAGACGCTCCAGAATAGCAGGCAACTCAGGATTGTCTGGATTGTTCAACAAAGCGTTGTCCAAGATACCCGTCATTGATACACCCAACAGACGCTCTTGTTCTGTGTTGGTTTGCCAAATCTTACGCAGATAGGGGAAGTTGGTCATAGTCGATTGAAAAGTTCCAAGGATCGTCGCCATAGCCACCTTATCAGCCAATCGCTCCACAGTATCAGTGCTACGAACAGCAATGGTGGAAAGATTACAAAACTGATAAGGACGGAGAATAATCTCCGAGCAAGGATTCGTTCCCCATTCATAGCCGAGTTCTCTCCTCCCATTCTTCGCTGCTTGCTTTTCGCTGGCATAGCGACTGAAGATGCCTCGTTCACCAGAATGGCTGTCATAGATGGAACACCATTCACGCATGAACTTGCCTACATCAGGCTTACTAGCGTACACAGCGCTGTTGTTTGCCAGAGCACGTTGACCATTACCGTCCCACCAATTACCTGCCTTGGCATGAGCCATGCGGTCATCGCTGAGGTCGGACAACGAAATCATTGCGCTGCGTCGCACACCACCCACAACAACAACCTCACCAATCTTGCAGAGGATGTCATGGGCTTCCAGGCTTGTCAGCTTACGTCCTACAGCGCCTTTGAACTTGGCAACGACATACTTGAACAGGTCTACCAAGGGCTCAGGACCGCTTGCTCGACCACCAAACGTCTTCAGCCGTGTTCCTGCTGGGCGAACAGCAGAAACCTCCCATTTTGGGATCTCGCCTGCATAAAGAAGGGCAATGATTTGACGCAGCGCCTTAGCCCAGCCTTCCTTGGAGTCTTTGACAACAACAACAGTGTTAGAGTCGAACAGACGATCAGGCACTTCAGGGAGTTTGTTGACGTATTGTTGCTCCACGCTAAAGCCAACACCAGTGCCACACAGCAGGATGTACATAGCCTCATCGAACGCTTTGGCGTCGTCAATGGGCAGATACGAACAGTTGTAGCCTGCAACGTTCTGGCGCTCCAGCGCTTCTCCAGCAGTCATCACAGAACGCATAGACGGCAACACTTCTCGATGAGCCACTGCTGTTTCCAGCTTTGCACGAAGAGAAGCAGGAATGTCGTAGTTGTGTTGGGTCTTCAGATGCTTTTGCATGAAATCGAAATAGCGCCTAACGCTCTCATGCCAATGCTCACGACGTCCTTTGTCGTCAAGAAAGCGAGCATAGCGGCTCTTTGCAATGTAGGTTTGATACGGAGTCATATTCTTCCTTACAGAAAACAAAGGCAGCAATGAAGCTGCCTTAACAAGGGGCGAGGGTTATATCACGCTTTAGCGGTTGTCACCACTTCCTTGGATTACATTTCTATTCTTCCTGTCCTCCAGCTTGTTTAGGTTCATCTGAGCAATGTCTTCCAGGTTCCAGTAGTAGTTTCTAGCAATGCCAGCAACAAACCACAGGATATCTCCTAGTTCTTTCTTCAGCATCTCCTGCTTCTTTTCCCACAACTCATAGTCAGTTGTTGTAGGATTGTCTCTAATCCATTTAGCCTGAGCGCTACACAACTCTCCAACTTCTCCAGTGAGCCCTAAGAAAAGATAGCTAATATCCTTTGCTGACGGTAGAGCATAGGACCAAGCCTTCTCTTGGTAGTCATTCAGACTTAGTTTCTTCTCTCCAGTAGCGAACATAGAAGTGTTCTCCGAGTTCATCAATGAGCTTTTGTGGATACCCCTGTTCAACAAGCCATTTGTGGTGGTCTGTAGTGAAGTCAGGGATAGGCTTTGGGAAACCATATTTCCATCCTGATGGTGGATCAATGTATGTGATTAGTGCCATAGTAGCTCCCGTCGGGCATTACAAACAACGAAGGAAGAAGATGGGAAACAATTGTACGACATTGCTGTGCCACTTCCCTGTGCTCCTTCTGTGTAGCGTCGTCACATCGAATGGCGATGTAATGAAGCCAGCTTCTGACGGTGCCGTTTACATACATACGCGACATCGTCATTCCTTCGGGCAACAACTTCCTAGCCACTTCCTTTGCGATGCCCATGTTCAAGGCCGCTTCATACGACTCCTTAGCCTGCTTCCAGGTCTTCTGTTGTTGTTCTTTCCACCAACGTTGGATTTCCCTGTCTTCGGTGGCGAGACTATTCTGTCTGTTCTTGGTGTCCTGTAGCCTAGCCTCGCCAATTTCATGGTCACCAACGACAGCATAGCGCTGGCTAAACTCCTGGAATTGGAAACTGCGATGCCTCAAGATTTGCCTAGCAATGTCCCTCGTTGTTTCAATCTCGATGCAGATGTTCCCCATTTCAAACACAGACCAATGGTTGTGCTTCATGCAATAACGCAACAGCTTAGAGGCAGTCTCGTCATTGTGCTGGTTAGCAGGATTGCTAACTCTTGCACAATAGGCTATGACACTCTCAATATTCGGTGTTGCCCAGATTAGTCTGGCCTTTGTTGTCATCATGCTGCTCCACAATGGTTTCAAGGAATTCAGTCAATGCTTTTGTGACGGCTGCATTGACAATGAGCTTCACTTCTTCAAAAGTGAGATCGACGGTGACAAGAGCACTACCATCTTCTTGCTCTTCAACTGCAATGACTTGCATCTTAGCTCCTCAGGTACGGGTGTAGCGCTTGTCAGGATCGAAGCCTTCCATCAGGTCAGCAGCTTCGTGGCTAGTGAAGTAGTATTGAAACAGCGTCTCCATACCCTTCATCGTCTTCAATGTCACAAGCTGATCCTCAGGATGCTTGTCGTTAAAACTGTTGCTCTCTGCTTCTTGCTTGAGTTGAAAGTAATCCTGCTTGAGGATTGACTTGAAGAAGCCGTAGGCTGTGTCGTAATCTAGTTTCAGATTGAAGTCATTCATTTCTTTCTTTCCTTTCTTTCTGTTGCCGTCTTTGCTTTATGACAGACCTTGCACAAAACTTGTAGACCTTCCTTCTCACAGAAGAGCCGTTCTACAAACCTATCCCAACTAACAAACCCCTCTGTAGTATGCACCACTGGCGATATGTGGTCAACAGCCACATGCTTAGCAGGGAACTGTTCCTGGCATAAAGCACATTGATAATGCTGTGCTAGCTTTCCTGTTTCTTTGTTGACATAGCGTCCTACACAGGCTTCCTTCAGTACCTGGTATTTCACAGGCCAGCGTCTAGAAGCGCTGCGTAGAGCGCTAATGACAAAGCTACGAAACCTAGCTTCTGTCCAGGCTCCTCCATTCCTACCAGCCATGAGGCTCAGAAGGTGTGGTAAACAGAGAAGGCATTTCTGTAGCCTTCCATGAATCCATTTCCTTTTCTTTGTTTATATCCATTTGGATAACGAACATCAACGAAGACATGGCATGAGCCAGATGATGTAGACCAGACTCTTCATCTCGTTCTTCACCACCAAACCATTGCCACAGATGACGATTGGCTGCATCGAAGTAGCGCTGCCTAGCGTTATCAAGATGCATCCAATTGTCAGGGCTGTACTTCTTAGCCCCATATGTCAACACAGCCACCATCTCCATCAAAGCATCTTGCTTGATGAGAGAAAACTTAGGCTTGTTGTCGTCGTATTTCACTCCAACGGGGGTGTCCATATTTGATTTTCCTGTCGTCTCAGCCATAGTAGTTGTCCATTCTCAATGACACGCTCTTCAGCCCCGTGAAAGGCTTCTACGCATACATTGTACATCTCTCGTTCTGTTGCACATTCTTTAAGCAGCTTAGCAGCCTTTACAGGCCCAATGCCGTGTATGCCTATGATGTTATCAACAGCATCACCAGTGAGGATTTGCTTGTAGAAGTTTCTCAGTCCTTCGAAGGGTTCAATGAATGTGTGCTCACGCTTGACGAAGTTGAAGATATGGCATGGGACTTGCATGAAGTCTTTGTCGATGGAGACAATGCAGCACTGGTGTTGTTGCTTAGTAGCTTCAATAGCAATGGCATCATCGGCTTCTTCTCCTTTGGACAACACAGCCTTCCATTCCTTCAACAGATGCTTTCTCACCACAGGTAGATGCTTAGGCTTAGGCTGAGTTCTGTTGCCTTTATAGACGGCTGTCTTGGCTAGGGTGTTTCTGAAGTTGGCAGAGCCTGTCAAATAAATCTGCCAGGTGTCGTACCATCTATCGTCTATATCGCACGATAACAGCGCCGTTGTTACGATGCTGTCTATTGTTCGCTGTGCTGCAGAAGCTGCTTCGTCTTGACAGGCGAATGCAGCCCTGTAGCACATGACGTCTCCATCAAGCAGAGCCTTCATCAACTTCCCTCACCAGCTTTGCATCATCGATGACATATCGCTGTTGTTCTTCCACCTGCTGCACGATATAGCCAGCAAGGTGATGCTGGCCTATCACACGCAAGGCCTGAACAACAACAGAGGCATCAGCTTCTGATGTAAGTTTGATGGACAACATCAGAGAGCTTCGTCGTCGCTGATGTTGCTGCCACCGCCACCACCACCAAACTCAACGAGGTCAGTGATGACAATCTTCTGCAACGAAGGAGACACACCCTTCTTGTTCTTGTACTTCCATTCGTAGCTACTCACGATGCACTTGGCTTTGCTGCCGTTGCCGATCTTCTCTTGAATCTCGTCACCGTCAATATCAAGCACCTTGATGGGACGCGCAGACTTGCAAGTGATGTACTTGCCCATGCCTTCCTTTTCCTTCACATCAATCTTCATAGCCTCCAGCGCCTCAACAGCGGCGTCAGAAAGCTGGGTCAGATCAATCTGATGCTTCCCCGACATCTCGTTAGGCTCTTTGTTTTGGCACCACATAACAACGGCTTTGAGCTTCACTGCTTCCATTTCATTTCCTCTAGTGTGCTACAGAATTGAACACGCTGTAGCTTCGTGTAGCTGGTTACGATAATCCAGCGTTGCTGCCGCTCAGACATCCGAGCCTTCTGTGCTGTAGATACATCACAGGCAACCGATCAAGCATCAATGACATTCTCGCCAGTTTGCCCCGACTTTGCCTTCAGCGTCAACGGGGCAGCGAAATTGTAACACCTCTCCAGCAATGTTGGCAGCTTTCTCAATAAGCCTCGCTGCCTGTTCAGCCTGTTGAGGCAGCACCGAATACTGCACTTCGTCATGTACCCATGCCATCAGCCGAGCATCGATGTTGTGCTCACGAAGCAGCCTATCAGCCTCTACAAGCCATTGCTTAGCAATGATGGCACCTGCCCCTTGTAGCAACGTGTTCAACGCAGCATGGTCGCTTCTGATGCGGATGCGTCGTCCGTCCAAACCAGGCACATGACCCTTCTTCACAAACTTAGACAGCTTCTGCTTCAGCGGGGCAAGGCCTGGTGTGTTGTTGATGAAGTTGTCGATGAGCTTCTTTCCTTTGGTGCTACTGGCACCAACGATGGTTCCTGCCTTTTCTGCTCCTGCTCCGTATAAAACTCCATAGGTAAGTGTCTTCGTCACATTGCGAATACGCTTATGTTCAATGGTGTCTTCCTTCACCGTTCCCTTAGGCACCAACCCAAAGCTCTGTGCATTCATCCAATGCACATCGCCCTTCAGCAACTCATTGGTCCAGCCTTCGTCATTCAGATAGTGAGCGAGGCAGCGTAGCTCAATGCCGCTAAGGTCAACACCAACCTGCATCCGGCCCTTACCTGGATACCACACTTCTCTGCACTCAGGACCGTATGGGGCAGACACATTAGGCACTTGTCCTAGATTGGGGCTGTTATGCGTGGCTCTGCCAGTGACAGCACCACAGGTGATGATGCGTCCGTAGACAACGCCATTTGTTTCCTTCTCCAACCAACTACTCACCTGTGCCACACGCTTCTGCAACATCAGATATTCATTGAGTAGCTTAGCCTCAGGCTTGTCAATGTCAGACAGGATGTCTTCATTGATGGAGATGGCTCCTTTCTCTGTCGTCTCTGTGAACTCAACACCAAGCACTTGCAGACGCTCAGCAATCTGCTGACGACTTCCTGGATTGAACGGAATAACCTTCACCTTCATAGGACCAGGAATAGCTTCCTGTATCAGCTTAGACGGCTTAGCTACACCTACCTGTTTCAACACCTCCAGCAGAGCACCTTTAGTGTCTGCTCTGTATTCCTTCCAAGAGTCATCGACAACTTCCCAATACTGAGGAGTCTTTGTCTCTTCTATCGTTGGTGGAAAAACTTCTTGTAGCTTATTTTCAATGTCAGCCATCTTACCTGACAGTGTAGCCAGAAGAGTCTGAGCCTTAGGGACATTGATCGGATAGCCATTGTTCATCATCCTTCCGCATATCTGAGCCACCTTGTGCTCTAGTTCAATGCTGGTGTCGCTGAAGCCCATGCTCTCCATCTCCTTCGTGAGATGCTGATACAGGCGCTCCAACAGCAACACATCCTGGATGCAATAGTCTTCCATCTCCTGTGACCAGCCTTCATCAAAGGCGTCAAAGTCTCCCTTGTGCTCGCCAAAGCGAATTCCCCAGCTACGAAGAGAGTGTTTACCTGCCTTAGGATCTTCCTCGGGCGGGGGTAGCTCAGGGTTGTACAGGCGAGACAACACCAGCGTATCCACCTGCATATTCTCAGGCACATACACCTGCCATACCTTAGAAAGGACATCGAAGTCGAAGTCAATGCCGTTGTGAGCAACTACCTTGTTCTCATCTAGGTATTGCTGCAGCCCTGTCCTCTCACGCCATGTCTTTACTTCATCGCCTTTCTTTGTCACAACAAGCCAAATGGTGGTGTGTGCTAGATTGGTTTCGATGTCAAGAAATATCATGCGTAGGGCTTTCTCTTTTCTTCGTCGTTGGTTAAGAGACCACCATGTCCATAGAAGTGTTCGTTGAGGCGAAGCGCTGCATGGGCATAGTAGTTGTGGTTGTATTTAGCTTCTTCGTGCATTGCATTGAGAAAGGCTATGACTTCCTGTAGTGTTTCTTGTGGTGTCATTTCTCTTTCTCCATCAATTCCAAAATGTTCTTTAATGACAGCGCCCGGATACATGTCGCTTTCATGTGAGAAATTGCTAACCTTAACACACTCTTCCACTATGAGTTCTCCGTACTTCTGTCTGAAGATGTCTTGCCAAGACTCACCAGACAGCTTACGGGAATATAGCTGGTCAGTGATGTCCTCGGCTTTCTGACTCAGGTCATAGAACAGTGGGTTCATAGCAACTCCTCTTCGCCTTCTTCTTCAAAGTGCTCCAACATCCTGCCTGTTTGTTTGCTGTACAGCAAATAACAAGCTGGTCCTGTCTCTCCGTTCCATCGGTTCTTCAGGACACGTAGCTTGGTCTTGTTGCGCTCATTAGGATCATCAGCCTGTCCATTACGCTCTAGACCAATCACCATGTCGCTAAGCTGTGCAATGGCTGCGCTGCCACGAAGCTGAGACAAAGACGTTGCAGCCCCTTCCTCATGTCCACGACCATCAGGACGTTTGAGATGGGAGACAACAAACAAAGCAATGCTGGTTTCTTCAACAAGCATACGCAGTTTGGTCATGATTTCATCAATGGCTTTGCGTTCGTCTCCATTGTCTTGACTGCTAACCAGGATGGATAGATGGTCAAGGAAGATGTAGCGACAGTTGAGCGCCTTCGCCATGTAGCGCACACGGTTGACAATGTTCTCAATGGCTGTGCTTCCAAAGTGCTGGAACAGATAGAGCCTGCCTGTTCCTAGCGTGCGTTCAAAGGCATCCTTACGCTCTTCTGAACTTGCTTCTGTGTCAGGCAGGTGCAGAGGCTTGTTCACAGCCAGCGACATCAAAGACAAGCCTGTCTTCCTGATGCCTTCTTCCATGAACAGGAAGCCTAGATTGTCTTCGGTGTTGCCTAGCACATGCCAGGCTATCTCACGCATCACCTGACTCTTACCCAAGCCACTGCCTGCTGTGATGGTGACAAGCTCACCATATCTGATGCCATTGGTTAGCGCATTCAGTCCCTCCCAAGGGTACATGCATTGCGCGGGTGCTGGCGGTGTTGACACCAAGTCCCACAGCGTGGTACCAGCGATGATGCCATCAGGGATGTATGCCTCTGCGCTCCACCAGCGATGGACAAACACAGCTTCTTTGTTAGCTGCTGTGTAGTCACAAGCGTCCTTCAAATCGTGTTCGTGCTTGAACACCTTAGCCTTGTTACCGAATAGCTCTGCAACTTCCTTCGCTGCCTTCTTACCAGGCTCATCGTTGTCAAAACAGATGACGATGGTGTCAAAGCTATCGAGCCATTCGTAGGCTGCTCTGCAATCCTTCAATGCACCAGCAGCACCACTGCGGATGGACACACAAGGCCACTTGCTGCCTGTGGCTTGAAACGCAGCCAATGCATCAAACTCACCTTCAGTGACGGTGACGTATTTACCGCCTGCTGTGTACAGGTGCTGACCAAACAAGGTGGCTTTGCCAAACTCACCTTCAGCGTGAAACTTCTTCTCTGCAATGTTCCTCACCTTTGCAGCGACAAGAGTGCCCTCTTTGTCGTGGTAAGGGAAGTAGAAGTTCTTGTCATCCTTGACAACACCATATCGCTCCAACGTAGCCCTGGTAAGACGCCTGTCAGGGACAGAGCAGGGTTCGTTGTCATCGAAATGCTTGGTGACGTTGTTCACATATTTCCTTTTGCGTTGCGGCTCCGGCGCTTCGCCGTTGCCTGGTGTGAAGGTGTTGCAGGAGAAACAGAAGCTGCTTCCGTCTGCGTTGATGCTGCGGGCATCGCTGCTTCCGCAGTTGTCACATGAGACATGAGTCCTGATAAATGACATAGCTCTTTCTTTATCTCTTCGATAGCAGCTTTCAGTTCTTCGAGTTCAGCATAGGGACTATGCCTATGACGTTCAGCGGCTATATCAGCAGCAGTTTTGGTGTTCATAACAATGCTTCTCCAACACTGCTGGCAGAAACATACGCTGAAGTTTGAATAACTGGATTCATCTTCATTTCTCCATCAGTGTCTTGGTAGTAGAGGAAGGGCCAATTAGATTTCGGTTTCTTCTTCAGCGTACAGCAGCGATTGAATTCGCTCCAATTCTGCGATTGTTTCTGCGGAAAGTTCTCTGTATTTGATGCCTGCTCTGATTTCTGCACGGATTTGCTCACAGGTTGATTTGTATCTGTACCAATCTAACATGCCCTTGGCTTCCCAAGCATCATTGCATTCAATGACTATTTTCATATGCTTCCTTTCGTTTATACCCCAGCCTAGGGACATCAAGGGTGACGTCCTCAATTAGCTGGTCAGGGAACTGTCTTATCTCCTGCGCCTTTGTTGCACCCTTCAGGGTGTGAACAAAATAAGGAGACACTGAAGCTACGCTACGATGTCCTGACAACATCATCACCGTCAGCATGTCTGCACCGTTCTCGATGGTCTCTGTGATGGCAGTGCGGCGAAGGTCTCGAAGCTGTAGCTGCTTAGGTAGTTTAGCAGCCTCTGCAATGTCGTGGTAGATGGCGTTGATTGACAAAACATTGTATGCAACCCATTCGCTACCAACCCGACGCATCCTAGGCGCAACCAGGTGACGGCATGGAAAATCATTCCACTGCTGCTGCAACACAGAATGCAAACCATCAGAGATGGGCAGCTTCACTGTTGCCCCACGCTTGCTCTGTGTAATGATTACCATCCTTTCTTTCAAGTCCACCTGAGCCCATTTCAGATTGAGGATGTCGCTAACCCGTTGTCCCCATTCATAAAGACAGTAGAACAGGATGCCAGCATTACGCCATTCCCATTTAGAGAAGGCTGTGTTGAGAAATGCCATGACATGCTTCCTCTCCCACATTTCCTTCCTAGTCTTGCCTCGCTTCACCTTGACATAAGTGAAGGGATTGAAGGTGCAATAGCCGTGTCTGATACCCCAATTGAAGGCGATGCGATAGTAGGCAACAGTTTTGTATACAGACTCTAGTGAGCCTGTCTCCTTCACTGCCTGTTCGTAAATGCGCTGACACATCGGAGCAGTGAGATGCTCTATCTTTGCATTGTGTAGCTCAACACCACCTATGCGCTTCTTAGCCCATGCCATCAGCCCTGTTTTGTAGTCCATCTTAGACCTGGACGTCAACGCAGCATAGTCTAGGCTGTGAAGGTAGTTAGACACTAGACCACCAACTCTTCCGTCTTTGCGGACGGCTCTGGCTTCTGCTCTAGCTTTCCTCCACTCAGCCATGCGTATGGAGCCTGCCTCTGCTGCCTTCAACACCTTGTCTAGTTCTTTGCTCCACTTGCGCTTGACAACACCAGCATGGACAGCGTCCTCTGGTGGGCAATAGTAGTAGCCGTTCGAGGTGTAACGGACATACGCTGGAAGCTCTTTCATTTTTGAATGTACACCTTCTCATGTAGGTCTAGATAGTTGACGTTTCCTGTGGAGTCTTCGCAGACTCCTTCGCCTAGTGCACATCGCTTGAATAGAAACACCTCTTCATACATGTCTTTGATGTAGGTGTTCACCTTTGCTTGCGACAAAGGGACAGGCTTGTCAGAAAAAGACAGCGAGGAATGCACAGATTGCTCCTATAAAGAAAAGACCGATTGCGGTGTCGTCGTTCATGAGAACTCTCTTGAAGAGAAGGGATAACCGTCTTCGTCATCCCAATCATATTCATCGTTGAACCATCCTTGTTTCTTTCCTTCTTTGTTGTGTTGGTATTTGCTGTGTTGTGCTGATGGGGACTTATATGTCTCTATCATATCGATGAAATCTTCGTAGGTCTTCTTGTCTCCGTATTCATCGACAATGGTTTTGTCTTTCAAATATTCCTTCCATTGCTTCCATGAAACCAGGTTCATGTACTTGTATCCTTGGAAGGAAAAGCACCAACCATAGCTGCTCTTACCTATGTGTAAGTCTTCCTTGTATTGGTTGCAGTGGTCGCAGTATTTGTTTACGGTGTAGTAGTTCGTTCCCATCATTCACTCCTTCACAATGCCGCGCCAGGGCATATAGAACTCTTTTTCTATCCTAATCCCACAATGTTGCCTAGCCCCTGTAGGCGTGTTGCCGCCTATAAACCAGTTTCGTCCATTCCAGTATCTATACCAAGGAGGATATTTATCCTTGACTTCATAGACACCAATATGTACAGGCTTGATGTGTGATGGAAACCATTTGGTGCGTTTCATTTGTTTCTCCTTGCGCGGATGGCTACGGCGCATACATCCGCTCCCATTTCTGCATCTGTTCTCAATCCTGGATACCTTCTTGCCTCTCGCCGTCCATACTCTTCGCTGATTTCATCACACACCTTCGCACACGCCTCACGCTCTGCTGCCAGCAGCATGTTCGCAAACCGTTGGAAATGAGCCTCGTCGCCCCAGTGCTGGCCTGCAGTGTCGTTCATCAGCTTGGCGATTTCGTCTTTGGTCATGTCAACCTCGCAAGTTTGAACGCCAACGCTGTTGGCACTGTCCGTTGCACATACGCCCGGGTCAGCGGGCACCAGTAGTGGATGGTGGTCATGTCAACTCCGCTAATTTTAAAATACGTACACCAACAAAGCTATGCTGTTGAACAGCAGTGTTACTGCTACTATGCACAGTAGTACAAGCACGGCTATCGCGTGGGTGTCCGATGCGGTTGGTTTCACTTGCTCCCCCTTGCGCGGATTTCTGCCGCACACCGCTGCGCGATGCCCTCAATACTGGCGTGCTGGTCGCAGATGTCGGCGCACGCCTCGCGCTCGGCTGCGGCGACGAGGGCGGCGAAAATGGCAAGCTCTTTCCATCCGTCGTCATCGCGCTCGGAATAGGCGATTGCCAACCCGGCCTCCCGCGCCAGCTTGAGGATATCTTCTTGGGTCATGTTCTGCTCCTTTCCGGCCACGATGCGGGCCTGTCGGTCCATTCGATGTCGTCGTCCAAAAGAGTTTCGACATATGCAAACTTTGCCGCTTCCTTGGCTGTCATCCTGATGTGCGCAGACTGACTCCATTAACAGCATCGCGCTCCTCCTCGCTCAGCGACCGCCACTCGCGGCGGGGTGGGGCGGTGTAGAGGGGATTCCATGCGCCCGACTCAG